AGAGTTATACTATTAGAGAAACTAAGTAGATTTAAAGTAGGTGATACTGACATTCAAACTAGAATTCGTGCAGATTGGGGTATACTAAGTAACTTTGCTAGATTTAGAGAAGTAAGACCTTCTGTGAAGAGATATAAGAAAAGTCAAATAAAAGGTAGATACTTGTTTATACAACCTGATGACTGGACAACAGCGGCAATGTTACCAACAGAGAGTTTTAGGGGTGCAAGTAAGCAACAAGTCTATTTAGACAGTAACAGAAAAATGAGGGCAAGATGAGTATAGATAATTTTATTGCAGAAGTGCATGGAAGAGACGGAGCAGGACTTGCAAAGTCTAATAGGTATATGGTAGTTATTGATGTGCCTAGAGGTCCATCTGCTAATAATTTAGGTCAGTTATCTAGATTTTCAGATATCAATGCTGGTCAAAATCAATACGGAAGATACTCGCAACTAATAAATGGACAAAGACTAGTAAATCTTTATTGTGAAGCAACATCACTACCATCAATGAATATAGATACTAAACTAAATAAACAGTATGGACCAGGAAGAGAAATTCCTTATGGTCACAGTTACACACCTGTCAATTTTACATTTTATATGGATAGAGAATATACTGTAAAGAAATTTTTTGATGCTTGGCAGAGAACAATTATTGATCCGGACACATCAAAAACTAATTACTATAATGAATATGTGACATCTGTTCACATTCTAGCACTAGATGCTAAAGATAGCATAGACGCAAATGGAACACTGAGAGCAAAATATCAATGCACACTGATAGAAGCATATCCAAAAACTGTTGCTGAAATTGCATACAGCGCCAGTTCCTCTGAAGTAGCAAGACTTCAAGTATCAATGCAATTCAGAAAATGGAAAGAAACTACTGCGGTGACTGGTATTGGTTCACTTGGTTCTAATATTGTCATGAACGATTATGTAACATATAATCCTGTGCAGTCAGTACAAGCACGGTCTGATGCAAACTTCGCAAGAATGGAAGCAGACGTTGCAGATTTATGGTAATTAAATATTAACTAACGATTAAACTATGGAGAAAACAATATGGCACTACCAAGACTTGATGCACCACAATATGACTTGACATTATATAATGGTGAAAATATTAAATTCAGACCTTTTCTGGTCAAAGAACAAAAACTTCTTCTATTGGCAGTAGAAGAACAAGAACAAAAACATGTTATGAATGCTATGAAGCAAATCATTTCAAATTGCATCTTCGACCAAGTAGATGTAAATACATTACCTATATTCGAAATCGAGAATATATTCTTACGATTGAGAGAAAAATCTGTAGGTGAGCAAATTGATTTGAGATTAGTATGTACTGATGAAGAGTGTAAAGGACAAACACCCTATACATTGGACTTGACACAAATTAAATATGATATGGATAGTATTCCTAGTAGAACAATTAAGATTAGTGAAAATGTTAATCTTAATATGAGATTTCCAACAATGTCAAATTTAGAAGATGTAACTAATTTAGAAAATGTAGAAGATAACTTCAAATTTCTTGCGAGTTGTATTGAAAGCATTGAAGCAGATGGAAATATCTATGATGTAGATACAACACCGAAAGAAGAAATTCAAGCATTCATCGAAAGTATGACAACATCACAATTTAATATGCTAAAGAATTTCTTTACAACTTTACCAAGATTATCGAAAGACCTTGAGTATACATGCAGTAAGTGTGGAAAGGAACAAAAAAGAGTAATTAGTGGAATACAAAGTTTTTTAGCGTAGGCCTCTCGCATGATGATTTAGTAAATCACATGAGAACTAATTTTGCACTAATGCAACATCATAAATACTCATTAACAGAACTTGAAAATATGATGCCATGGGAGAGGGAAATTTATATAACTCTGTTGACCCAGTTTATTGAAGACGAAAATGAAAAAGCAAAACAACGGAGATAGTAAATGGGAGAAGAAGAGATAAAAGCATCTGGTCATCATCCTGCCGATACAAACGGCGATGGTAAGGTCAGTAATAAAGAGCAAGAAATGTACCTTGAGTTCAAACGCAAAGAACTGGAGGATGTGGATGCAAGAAGAGATGCAATGAGATATATGACATGGTTCGCTTTGATGGGTATATTCAACTATCCAGCGGCGGTTTTGATTACAGCAATGTTAGGTTATGATACAGCGGCGAATATTATTGGAGATATTGCTCCGACTTACTTCGTTGCTACTTCAGCAATTGTTGCCGCCTACTTTGGAGCAAATGCTTACACCGATAAGAAGAAATAGGTAATTAAATGGCAGACAAAAAAGAAACTATTGGCGGATTGAGTGATGCGGTAGAAACTCTGAATAAAGATAATACCAAATCTGGCATAGAAAGTAATCAAATACTAGGTAATATCGAAAGTGGTATTCAAGATTTATATGCCGTCAATTCACAAATGCTTGAAGCGATTTCTGCCATACAAGCATCACTAGCACCTGATGCATTCGGTTCCGCACAATCAACAGAAGCATCTAGAGAAGGAGATGGCGCACCTATTATAGGTGGACCAGCAGAACAATCTGTTGTTACTCCTACTGAAGGTAAAAAAGGCATGGGCATGATGGGTATGCTCGGTGTTGCCGCCGCTGGTGCCGCCGCTGGTCTTGTTGCCGCTTTTGCAGGATTCTTAGATTTCGATGCACAGAAAGTAAAAGATAAAGTTCTCATTCTTACAAGTATTGCAGATGAAGTTGATGGCGCCGATACTGCAGAGACAGTTGCAACTCTCGCATCATTAGGTGTAGGTCTTGCCGCATTTGGAATTGGTTCTATTGCTAATGGTATAGGCCAATCATTTATGGAAGATAATTGGTCGGACAAAATATATGATAGTGTCGCAACTCTTATAAAAATTGGTGACTTATCTTTTCTATCAGCAGTTGAGGCGGCGGCATCTTTAACCACACTTGGTGTAGGTCTTGCCGCATTTGGAATTGGTTCTGGCGTTGGCGCACTTGGTGCAGGTCTTGCGGAAGGAATGCTAAAAGAAGGGTGGGCGGACAAAATATATGATAGTGTCGCAACTCTTATATCGATTGGTGATTTATCTTTTCTAGGAGCAGTTGAAGCGGCAGGTTCATTAACTACACTTGGCGCAGGTCTTGCGGTGTTTGGGGTTGGTTCTGCAGTCGGTGGAGCAGGTCAAGCAATCGCCGACACTATGAGTGATGCTAATTGGGCACAGCGCATTTATGATAGTGTAGAAACTCTTATTGGTATTGGTGATTTAAGTTTCTTCGCCGCTGTTGAAGCGGCAGGTTCATTGACTACACTCGGTGCTGGTCTGGCAGTATTTGGTGTTGGTTCTGCAGTTGCTTCGCTTGCTAAACCTGGTTTTGCAGATGGTATTGTTGATAGTGTAGAAACACTTACAAGTGTGAAAGATAAAATAACCGCAGAAGAAGCAGAAACATTTAGTGACACAATGGGTAGTTTGTCGGCAGGACTTCTAAAGTTCTCCGGTAGCAACTTCCTGGGTTCTATTATGGATGCTGGAACTGCGCTGATGGGTTTTCTGAGTGGTAATGAAAGTCCTATTGAGCAAATGATAACCATTGCAGATAAATCTGAAGAATTGAATAAAGGTGCAGACGCAATTGATAGAGTTAGAATTGCTATTAGTAAATTATCTAGTATTAGTTTTGATGGTGCAGGATTTAATATAAAAGACTTGACTGATGATTTGATGAACTCAATACCTGCACTTGAACTTGCAATTCAAGGCGGAACAGTTGGAGAAGGTTTCTTCAGTTCAGGAACAGAAATTAAAGGTCTAGCATCTCCAGACATTGATTATGAAGCGGCAGTAGCAAGAATTCAATCTCTTCGTGAAGCATTAGGTGGTGCAAGTGCTAGTGTAAGTAGTAGTGTAGCACAGACTGCTGTTCCTGCTGATACAGGTGCAGGAATTACAGGAAGCACAGATACAACGATTGTAGATACAGGCGATTTAACATTACCATACAATTCTAGAGAAAAGAAGTTAAGAGCAAAACAACTTGCAAAGGCATTGGGTATGGGTACTGCAAGGACTGCGACATTTGAAGCAGGTATCCCTACAACAGTTGATGGTGTTGAAGTTCCTACATATCTCTACACTAATGATGAAATTGATAGAATTAATGGTGCTAGAACTATGAGAGCAGAGATGAACAATACCTCTGCTAATCTCATTCCAACTAGACAATCAGGACAAGACTTGCAACAAGCACAAGCAGAAGCAAATGCTAATTCTGGTTCGTCTGAAGCACCTACTGTCATTCAGTCAAACGTATCACCAAGCACTGTGAATAACCAGAGTACAACAAATCTTGCTTCTCGTACTCAGCATCACACTTCTGCTAAAAATGAATTGATGCTCGGCGCCTTCTAATGATACACGCTTTCATGTTGATGGTTGTTATCGGAACAGGAGAGTTTAGACAAGTTCAACCAGACCCTATGTATTTTAGAAGCATATCTACTTGTCTTTGGTATGCAAAAAGAATCCCACAACAGTTTGGTAATTACTCATACGGTGCTTATGTGGACCCTAAAGATAGGGTTACTGCTTACTGTAAACCTGTCAAAATTCAAGACGGTGTACATATCTATGACCATTAACTGTACATTTTAATATAATAATATGCAAACCCTAGGCCAACGATAGAACCTATGATTAGCACTCCCGCGATTGCCATTTCAAAATATTCATACATTTTTTGTTCTCGCTGTGCTTTTATTCGCAATGCTTCTTTCTTTTGTTCTTCTCTTCTTCGTGCCGCTTCTGCTTGAAACTTGATCCAATCTTGCCACATACCAGCGCGTCCCGTATAAATCATAAGTTCGCGCAACTCATCTTCTTGTGCCTTAATTTGTTCAAGTGCCATAAATTCTTCAAGGTCCGACTTATCAGACTTTGAACTCTTATTTACTTCAATCTGTAATTTACTTTTGGCGTCAAAATAATTTAGAAGTCCCTCACCCATCTGATGAAGTTCTCTACCTTCTTGGACAAATTCTTTGACGGTTTTAAATGCCGCTGTGGCAATTGCTAATTCTGCAAGCATATTGATTCCTCATTTGCTAAAAAAGAAGAATATAAATCAATTGTTGCTATTTAATGATATGTGTCACTCTCTCAATAATATTTATAAAAGAAAAAGGGTTACCATTGCTGATAACCCTTACTTTCACTGTTAATTTTTTATGAAGTACCTACAGCAAGCGCATGTAGACCAAACTAGTATAAGGCGCATACATCATAAAGGAATAACTTCCAGTTCTCCTATGTGTTTAATCTTCAGATGCTAACTTGCTGAAGTATGACATTGCTTCATCATCTTCATCATCATCAACATTAGAAGTTGTTGCAACTTGTGGTGTAGATTTCTCTTCTGCCACCCAAGGTGCGCTTTCTTCTGCAACAGGTGCTGGCGCACTTGGTGCAAAAGTCTCTGGTGCTGAATTCAAGTTCAGTACCAAATCTAGTTTTGCTTTCAATTCGTCATAAGATTTAAAGTTAGAAGGCGCAACAAACTCTTGCAGTTTGTATTGAGACTTCCATAGACTTTCAATCTTCTCATCATTACCTTCAAACAAAGGTGACGCACTATCAAACTCAGATTTATCGTAGTTAGTAAAACCTTCTACTTTACGAATTTTGAGTTTGAAGTTACAACCTGCCCAAGGATCAAATGGGTTGACAGGTGTTTCATCTTCGAACTGTGGTTTCATGTGATCCATAATCTTATCAAAGATTTTTTTACCAAACTTAAACAGTTTGACTTGACCTTCATTCTCAGGATGCTTTGGGTCAGAGACTACTAAGACATTAGCGATATACGAAAGTCTACGCTTCTGCTTTCGTGCAATATCTTTGTTTGCTTCAGTGCCAGAGTTCCACAGAATAGAGTTATACTCTGCTACAGGGTCTTTCTGATTGAGGGTAGTGAGTGAGTTTTCAATATACCACTTACCAGTAGGACCTTGAAACCCGTGATTGAAAACACGAACCCAAGGAAGTTCTTCACCTTCACTTTGAGGAAGAAAACGAATTACAGCATAACCATTACCAGACTTATCAAGTTCTGGACGCCAGAAGCGTTCATCTTGATTGCTGTTGTTTGACTGTTGGGGTTTGTTTACTTTATCTACTTCTGAAAGTAGGCGGGATAGGTTGTCGTTAGACTTTTTTAGTTGTGCAAAATTTGTCATTTGTATTACCTCGTATGTACGTTATATTGCGTTGTATAAGTTTATCTTATCCACATATTCATCATATGCTACTATTTATACGACTTTCATCATATTTCTGTTGCTTACTATACACTATTGCCTTGTATTTGTCAACATCAAAATCAAGAAAAGGTCGGTATTTAATTAACTTTCGCCGTTCTTCTTTCCAGAAGAAATCATCACCGAGCGTCTTATCCCAATATGTCAAATAGTTGTTAATAGCATCTAGTATCAACATCGTTTCGATTGTTACATCTCCACGACTATACATTTGTAGTAGAAGAGGAT